TCCTTGAGCGCTACGCAGCAGGGGAATCGGCTATCAAGTTGGGCGAAGAAACGGGCGTGCGCTTCGAAACGATTTTCAAGTGGGTGCGCGCGGCAGGACTGGCGCGGCCGAAGTCGCGCTATCCCGAAGAGGTCAGGGCGCAGGCAATGGCCATGCTGAAGGAAGGCAAAAGCCTGCGGGCGACAGCAAAGGCCGTCAACGCTTCGTTGGGTATCGTCAAATACTGGGCAAGCAAAAATGACTGACTGGCGCTTGAGTCACGGGGCTTTCAGCTTCCGGAACTACCGGGTCACGCAGAACGGCAAGAGTTGGATGGCGCGCAAGTCCCGGCCGTTCAGTTTTCCGGAACACCTGGGGGCGTTTGAAACCCACCAAGAGGCGATGGCGGCGTGTATGGCGGATTACCGGGGTATCACCGAGGAAGCGCAAACATGATGGACTTCAGCGTGGTTGTAGAGGGCTTGGTCGCAACAGGCATGCCGCCGGTGTGCATAGCCTCGAAGTTGGGCGTTAGCCGGTCGACGGTGTGCCGGTGGCGGCAAGGGCTGGTTGAGCCAAGGGCAAGGGCTGCAGATGCCCTGTTGGTGCTGGCCGAGGACTGGACGGCCCGACGGCTGCAATTGTTGCAAAAGCGGAACGCGAGTCAGGGTATATAGGCCATGTGTCCAAGAACCCCTCAACGAAGCGCATAGGGCGGCCATCGTCGTTTACGCCTGAGTTAGCGGCGCGCATTTGCCAGACCATAGCGAACGGCAAGTCCCTGCGCTCAGTGTGCCTTGAGGAAGGCGTCCCGCCGCTTGGGACGGTCATGCGGTGGCTCAACGAGAACGAGGCGTTTCGTGAGCAATACGCGCGGGCTACCGAGCAGCGCGCCGACCTGTTGGCCGAGGAAATCCTCGAAATCGCCGACGACGGCCGCAACGACTACACCGCGACCGAGAACGGCGAGACCTTCAATTCCGAACACGTCCAGCGCTCGCGCCTGAGAGTAGACGCCCGTAAGTGGTTGCTCGCCAAGATGCAGCCGAAGAAGTACGGCGACCGAGTGCAAACCGAAGTCACCGGCCCCGATGGCGGCGCGGTAGTCCACAAAGTGACGGTGGAACTCGTTGGAACTGCGCGCTCAGATTCCTGAAGCGTACGGCTTCCTGTTCCAGCCCGCCCGGTACAAGGTGTGCAAGGGCGGACGAGGGGCAGGCCGCTCCTGGTCCTTCGCCCGTGCCCTGCTGATTCTCGGCCTGTCCAAGCCCCTGCGCGTGCTGTGCGCTCGCGAGTTCCAGAACAGCATCAAGGATTCGGTGCATAAGCTGCTGGCCGACCAGATCGACGACATGAACCTGCACGGGGCTTACGAGGTTCAGGATACCGTCATCAAGGGCCGCAACGGCACGGAAATCAGCTTCAAGGGCCTGCGCCACAACATCACGGGCATCAAGTCCTTCGAGGGTGCGGACATCGTGTGGGTTGAGGAAGCCAACACGGTCAGCAAGGCATCGTGGGAAATCCTCATTCCCACCATCCGAAAGCCCGACTCTGAAATCTGGCTCACGTTCAACCCCGAGTTGGACACGGATGAGACCTACGTTCGATTCGTGCTGAACACGCCGCCTAACGCCATCGTCAAGCACACGACATGGCGCGACAATCCGTGGTTCCCCGAAGTCCTGATGGATGAGATGGCCGCCTGCAAGCAGCGGTCTATTGACGACTACAACACGATTTGGGAAGGCAAAACCCGCAAGGTGTTGCAGGGCGCGGTGTACGCCGACGAACTGCGCCAAGCGGACGAGGATGGCCGCATTACGCGCGTGCCGTACAACCCCGCGAAGCCCGTTGATACCTACTGGGATTTGGGATGGGCGGACCACGTGGCCATCTGGTTCACGCAGTCGTTCCCGAACGAGTTCCACGTCATCGACTACCACGCCGACCACCTGAAGAAGATGTCCGACTACCTTCAGGTGCTGCAATCGAAGCAGTACGTCTACGGCATCGACCACTTGCCACACGACGGCGACCACGAACTGCTGGCCGCCGATGGGCGCTCGATCCGTTCGATGATGACCTCTGCCGGCCGGAAGGTGCGCATCGTGCCCAACCTGTCCGTGGACGCCGGCATCCGGGCAACGCGCGAAGTGTTCCCGCTGTGCTGGTTCGACGAAGCCAAATGCCTTGACGGCCTCAATTCCCTGCGCCGCTACCGCTGGCGCGTCAGCGAGCAGAACGGCCAGTATCAAAGGACGCCTGTACACGATGAGAACAGCCACGGCGCGGACGCATTCCGCATGATGGGCGTTGCAATCAAGGCACCGAAGGCCAAAGAGCCGACGAAGCCCAAGGCCGGCCGTAGTTACGCCGCCGCCGGATGGATGGCAGCATGAACCGCAAAGGCAAAGCCCTGCGCGAGTTCCTTCAGGAAGCCCACGACCGCTTCGAGTCCTGCGTGCGGGCTGAAAGCGAACTGCGCGAGAAGTGGCTTGATGACCTGCGCTTCGAGTCCGGCGAACAGTGGCCGGAAGCCATCCGCCGGCTGCGCGAGAAAGACCCGCTCAACCCGCGGCCGTGCATCACCATCAACAAGACGCAGCTGCACGTGCGGCAAATCGTCAACGACCTGCGCCAGAACAGGCCGCAGATTAAGGTTTTGCCCGTCGACGGCAGTGCGGACCTGAAGACCGCCGAAATCTACTCAGGCCTCATCCGAAACATCGAGAGCGTGAGCGATGCGGATATTGCGATTGATACCGCTGCGCACCCTTCCGTGTCTTGTGGCATTGGTTATTTTCGCATTGGTACGAAAGTTGTTGACGCGAAACTCAACCACCAGCAGATAGAAATCCTGCCGGTGTGGAATCCGCTGTCGGTGTACCTGGACCCCGAAATCCAGCACCCGGCAGGGGCCGACGCACAATTCGGCTTTGTGGTCGAGGACATCCCTGAAGCCACGTTCAAGCGCAAGTTTCCGAACGCCAAGACCGTCGACTTCCGCGACAAGGGCCGGGGCGACTCGACGAACCGCAGCTGGTTCCCGACCAGCAACACCATTCGCGTCGCGGAATACTACTACCTAGAGCGCGAGCTTCAGACCTTCTACGAGGCTGAAGACGGCGAGGTGTACGACGCCGACGGCTACGAGAAGGCTGGCAGCCCGCCCTACGTCACGACCCGCCAGCAGTACGTGGATTGCTGCTACTGGGCGAAGCTGACGGGCGCTGAAGTGCTCGAAGAGACGAAGATTCCGACGCGTTACATTCCGATTGTCCGCGTGGCCGGTATCGAGTCTGTGATCGACGGCAAGCGGGACGTGCGCGGCATCGTGCGGGAAATGAAAGACCCGCAGCGCGTCTACAACTACTGGGTGACGCTGAACACCGAGACGATAGCCCTTGCCCCGAAGAATCCCATCCTTGCGCCCATGGAAGCGCTTGAAGGTCATCAGGACGCATGGGACCGGGCGAACGTCGATAACCTGCCGTATCTGCCGTGGAACCACGTAGACGACAACGGCCAGCCTATCCCCATGCCGCAGCGCACGACCCCGCCGCAGCAGTCAACCGCAATCGTTCAAGCCATCATGCAGGCCGATGCCGACCTGATGGGCGTGGCGGGTAGGTTTGAGGCTTCACTGGGCGAGGCGGGCAACGAAAAGTCAGGCCGCGCCATCATCGCCCGCCAGCGACAGGGCGACAACGCAACGTTCCATTTCTCGGACAACCTGACGCGCGCCATTCGCCATGCCGGCCGAATTCTTGTCGACATGATTCCGAAGGTGTACGACACGGCGAGAATCCTGCGCGTGCTTGGTGAAGATGGCAGTACGGACTTTGCCGAGGTCGATCCAACCATCCCCCGCGCGATGGTCGAGCAGGAAGACATGACGCGCAAAGTGCGGCGCATCTACAACCTGGGCGTGGGCACCTACGACGTGACGTGCGTCGCCGGCCCCAGTTACGCCACGAAGCGCCAGGAAGCGGCGGAAATGCTCACGCAGTTGAGCCAGTCCGACCCCACGCTGATGCAGAAGGCCGGCGACCTCATCGTCAAATCCTACGACCTGCCGGGAAGCGAGGAACTGTCCAAGCGCCTGAAGCTATTCCTGCCGCCCGAAATCATGGCGCAGGAAAGCGAGGACGGGCAGGACGAGACGCAGGCCGCCGTCATGCAGGCGACCGAAGCCACGAAGCAGCAACTCATGGCCGAAATCGGCCCCGTCGTGCAGGAATTGCAGGGCGCGTTACAGCAGGCAGAGCAGGACGCGCAGAAATCGGCGCAGGAAATCGAGGCGCTCAAAGCCCAGTTGAACAACAAGCAGCTGGAAGTCGAAGGCCGCATCCGCGAGGCCGAAATCAAGGCGGAAGCCGAGGCGAACAAAACGGAATCCGAGGTGCTAAGGGTGGTGCTTGAAAAGGCGCTCACGCAGCCCGAGGAACCGGAAGAGAAAGACGACGGCAAAGAGGCTGAAATGTTCGCGGCATTGGTCGCGCAAATCGAGGAACTGCGCGCAGAGGTACAGAAGCCGAAGCGCAAGCAGGTACGCATCAACGAGTTCGACGCCGAGGGTATGCCCGTCGGTGCCGAGGTCATCGAGGAATAAGACATGCCATACAGTACCGCCGCCAAAAACACCATGCTTGACGCCTTGACGGCCGACCGCGTGCGCCTGCACTCGGGCGCTCCGGGCGCTGCGGGCACCGACAACGCACTGGGCGCGGGACTCTCGTCCGCAACCTTCGCCGCCGCGTCATCCGGCGAACGCGCGCTGTCGAGTGATGTAACAGTCACGGGCCTGAGCGCGAGCCAGTCGGTTACGCATTTTTCAGTGTGGAAGAACGCCGGCACGGTATTCGAGGGCTCCGGTTCGATTACGACCGGCGACGTAGCGGCTAACTCAGCGGGTGAGTACACGCTGAAGGCGACGAACACGAAGCTGCGGATTACGGATTCGTAACATGCTGACCACCGCACAACTTCAGGCCATTAAAACGGCCATCGACGCCGACCCGGCTCTGTCGGCGCAGCCCAACACCAACGCCGGCAATTCCATCATTGCGGGAACCCTGAACGCGCCCGCCGTTCCCGCCTTTGTCGTCTGGCGCTCAAGCGTGACGACTGACGAAGTGGGCAATGCCGTGAACTATGTCGCGGTCGAGGCGATGACGGACGCCAACCGGGGCCGTATCACCGCCTTCTACACCATGAATCCGGCCAGTTTCAGCCCTGCGCGTAGCGACATCCGGACCTATTGGGCGAACACGTTCAGCGGCGCATTGGGCGGGCAGGGACAGGCTACTAGGGACGCACTGGAAGCTCTCTGGCGGCGTAATGCGACGGCCGTAGAAAAGATTCTTGCTTCCGGCACAGGCACGACCGTATCGCCCGCCACGCTGGGCTACGAGGGCACCATTACGCCGGATGAAATCGAGCAGGCGAGGTCGCTGTAATGCCCGGCTCTATCCTCACTGACTATGCCGCGTCGGTCGCCATGACGGTGACCAATTTGCACTCATTGGCGGCGGACAACTCGACCGGCTACCCACTTATTGGCTGGTCCAGCGCGTCGGTCACGAACACCAGCAACGAATACGTCGATTACCTGCTGTCCGGGACGTTCACGACGCACGCTTTAAACAGGCAGGCGGGCTTCGTCTACGTCTACGTCATCGGCTCGCTGAACGACACGCCGACATGGCCCGCAGCGGCGACGGGCACCTGGGGCACTGAGGGCGCTGCATCATTTACGGACACTGAGGAGCGCGACGGCTTTGCGAGACTCGTTGTCGCGTTGCCAGTCGATACCACGGCAAGCTCGGTCGTGGGCTTCCCGCCGACAAGTATTGCGCAGTTGTTTGGTGGCATTGTGCCGACGCACTGGGCGGTATTCGTGAGCACCAATGCGGCCACCACGACAGCGGCAGCCCTTGCGGCATCTGGTTCTGCGGTCTACTACACGCCGGTCAGTTACCGCTACACCTAAATGGCGTTATTCCTTCCGCAGCGTTGGCGAGCTCAACCGCAATACGCGGTTGCGGTTTCGCCAGAGTATGGCGAGTCGGTGGTGTGTAGCCCGTATCACTACACGACAGCCAACACTGCACCATACGCCGTCACTCAAAACGGCCGTGCTTTTTCGTTCGATAATATTTCTGCGCGCAGTACCAAGGTTGGCGCGCCCGCTCCGATTAACGAGGCTTCTGCAATTACGTTGCTGTGGTACGGATATTACAGGACTGCAAGAGTAGGGGCAGGCAACGACCAAGGGGTATTTGGAAACAGGTACAGCACCAACACCAACGCGTTCATTCAGCTTATCGCCCGGAACAGGTCGACCGCCGCCCCGGCAAATAGCTACACCTGGATGGCGCAGTTAAAAGAAAACACTGGCGCATCGGAAATATATGCGCAAGATGTGGCAAATGCTCTAGCAGATGGGTTTCATCTTATAACGGCCACTGTAGATGGCGCGTCCTTGCGGTTGTACGTCGACGGTGCGCTGGTGGGCACTACCGCGCGAAATTCAACCTCATTCGCAAATCATACAAACGACTGGCGAGCCGGGACATATTTTGACGACACAGCAACGCGCCGCCTGAATGGCGATATGATTTATGGTGCTGCCCTCCGAAATAACGCGCTTTCGGCAGAGCAGATAGCCGAGCTGTGGGAAAATCCGTTCGGCCTATTTGAAAAGCAAACGGCCCGCATCTACTCGTTCCCGAGTGCTACAGCCGCCGAAGGCTCCGGCACCATCGACGGCATTGGCAGCCTCGTTGGGGAGGGCAAGGCTACACACAGCGGGTCGGGTGAAGTCTCGGGCGTCGGCTCCCTCGTTGGCGCTGGCCTCGCGGTTCACAGCGGCAGCGGCACGGTTGATGGCGTTGGTAGCCTTGCGGGCGGGGGTGAGATGAGCGCCTCTGGCGTCAACCCCGGCCTATCCCCCTGGCTCGACCTCGACGCCGAAACCACCGACACCCGCCGCGACCGCATACGCCGCGACCGTGAGCGCATGGGCATCGTGGCGCCCGAGGCCATTCCTGAGACGACGCAGGAGCGCACGAAGCCGCCAAGGAAGCCCGTTGCCGAGGGCAACGCCTTTGCGCCGCCGACTGTCAGCCGTTCCGAAAGCGCAACACGGCCCGTGCTATCACTTGCCGAAGCAAGGGCGCAGAAGCAGGCCGACGCCGCCCGCATCCTGGCCGTGCTGGAAGCCGAGCAGCGGCGGCTCAAGGCAATCCGTTACCGCACCGCGTTACTTCTACTTGCAGCCGAGGCTTGAAATGAAACGACTCGCTTTCCTGTTCCTTCTGTCCGCCGCCCTGCCGGCCCTTGCCACGGTCTACAGCGTGCCTGATGCGCAAGTGCAGACCTTCGTCGGGCTCTCAAGCGACACGAAGCCCTCGACCGGCCTCAACAGCGGCGCGCAGTTTGTCGAGAGCGATACCAGCCGGCTTTATGTGTGGGTTGGCGACAAGGACTCAGGCACGTGGACGCGGCTGCGTGGGAATGCCTGCGAAACCAACAGCCTTGCGGCCTCAGAGGGCTTGTGCTTCACGGCCCTTGGGCCTTGGGACTGGGAAGTCGTGGCGGCCTCAGACACCGACGAGCCGTGCGGCGCGACAGGCGGAATTGGCGACTACCTGCACGAACTGATTCTGCTGCCAGCCGTGGCCGCTGCTGGCGCGGTGTCCATCGAGGACGGCACAGGCACCAACTACACCATCCATCCGGGCGGCGGCACGACCGCGCTCACGCAGCTGCATCCAATCGTTGTGCCTATGGGCCTGACATCGGCTGCGGGCGCATGGGAAATCACCACGGGGACGAACATGGCCGTTATCTGCAAAGGCCGGTTCGACGTTCAGTGATGCGCCTCGCGCTGATTCTTGGGCTTTCGCTATTCGCGAATAGCGTATGGGCTGCGCCGTGGTACGCAGGCCCGTCGTCGGCTGGTGCTGCGAACGGGACATCCGAAGCGAACAGGTGGGGTATAGCCTCAATTGGTTGGTCGTCCATGACCAGCGGCGACACCCTGACACTTTCCGTTGGAACCTATAGCGGCTCCGGTGCGCGCTTTAATATCAACAGCACATCGGCAAATTACAGCACCACCAATCCTCTGATCATCGAGGGCAATAATCAGGTATTGGATTGCGCCAGTGCGGCGACTCACTGCCTGTACCTGAAGGCCGCAGTAGGGATAAAGATTCAGAACCTGACCGCCAAGTCGTCCACGGACAGTGCTATCAGGATGGACGGCAGCGACGCAACCATCGGACTGCACGACATCACGTTCGTCAACGTGGCGGGCAAGGCGTCTGGCCGCTGTGGATTCCAAATCGACACGGGCGCTTACAACATCACCATTCGCGACTCCGTCGGCGCGGACAACTACGACAGCGCAACGGATGGCGGGAATGCGGATGGCTTATGTACGGGCGGCAGCGCTAACACGACAACCGTTTCGGGTTTGGTAATTGAAAATTCCGAGTTCTACAACAACGCGGACGACGGCATAGACCTGTTCCAGATGAACAATCAGGCCATCATTCGTGGGAACGACATCCACGACAACGGCTATGCGTCTGGAGACGGACGAGGAATTGCGGCCGGCCCCGGCACTGGTGCGCATTTGATTCACTCAAATGTCATCGCCAGAAATGACCAATTCGGCATCCATCGCCGGGATAACTCCGGAAGAATCGAGTTATACAACAACACGATTGCGAGTAACGGCAGCGTAATTGCGGGTGGGCGCAATATCAGCTTCCCGTCCAC